AACAAACAACGAGCGGAGAACACTTTTAGCTGGTTTAATCTCCAGTTTGGTCTTCGCATATCTGATTAAAAACTTTTAGCAAACTAAATTTGGAAATGTCAAATCTTTGTTTTATATTTGTTGTCTAAAAAAACAAATATGATAGGTGTTTATAAGATTACAAATCCAAAAGGAGAAGTTTATGTAGGCAGTACAATAAACATTGCTCAAAGAAAGTCAAGATATAAAAAAGGATACTGTAGAGGTCAAATAAAAGTGTATAGAAGCATATTAAAATATGGTTGGGATAACCATGTATTTGAGATATTAGAAATATGTTCTAGAGAAGAGTTGAGAAAAAAAGAATATGAGTATGGTACATTGTACAATGTTCTAGGAGAAAATGGATTAAACTTAGTTCTACCAAAGATCGATGATGTTTGTGAGTTCAAATCAGAAGAGACTAAACAAAAGATGAAAGAGTCTGCTAAAAAAAGATTTACTCCTGAAATGTTACAAAAGATGTATGATGGTAGAAAAAAAGTAGGTTGGAAAGTTTCCGAAGAACATAAGAAAAAAATATCTAAAACTCTTTGCAAAAAAGTTCTTCACATAGAAACTGGAAAAGTTTTTGACTCTCTTAAAGAAGCTTCTCAATTTTTCAATATTCCCTACGGTACTTTAACTAGTGAGTTAAGCAGTAGAGAAAAAAATAGACCAACTCATTACAGAGGAAGACCAAAAAAACAAACCAGGTTTAAGTACATTTAATACTAACCCATTATGTTTATTTACATTTTTATTGCAGTTATAGTAACTGTATGGATACTTCTTGTCCGTGATATAAACAGAGTATCTGAAACAAAAGACGAAGAATATGATATAGATGATCCAACAACTACATGTTGGTATGATGATGAACATTATCCAGACTCAAAATTTTAATTTATGGGATCACAAGTATTTACAGTAAGAAGCAGAGGTAGATCTGCACAAGAAGCATATGATAGAGCAGTAGAAGCAGCTGATGATGAATATGGACATCAACAAGGATACAGTGGTGCTATTAACGCCACAGGAGGATTTACAGATGCCACCAAAAAGTATATGGCAAGTGGTCTTCCTAAGTATAACTTCATAGAGAAGCGCTTAGATGAGCTCACTAAGTTCCAAGGTGCTGAATGTATATGCATCAGAGAACCAAAGGTTAACAATAACAAGATTAAGACACAAGTGGAGCATGTTGTAACTCCTGGTACTAAGAAATGGGTTCTTAAATATGCTGTGCAATGTGGAGGTGAAACTATTGGCAATTATAACACCAAAAGTGAAGCTGTAAACAAAGCTCGTGATTATACAGAAAGAACACAACGAACCACCTCTATATCAATGGTTAAACAACTAGAGAAAACAAACCCAGTTGTGGCACGAATCACTTATAAAAAAGCAGCAAATGAACAAGAAGGAGAATGGGAGTTTTATGGATGGGCAAGTTGCTAGATTTTATTAGGATTTTGCCTGAATATTTCGTATATTTACAGGCTGCAAAACAATTAAAATGAACTTAAAGATAACGCCCTATCATTTTGAAGAGCTCATAAAGAAGGGCTATTCCTTGGACGTTATTTATCTTCTAAAGTTGATAGAGCAGCAGATAGATGTTCAACCTCTCTGTGAAGGGAGCATGAAGATCGCTGCGCTCTATCAAACTTTAATCAGGAAAGGATTAATATCTGACAATGATGAGAAGATAACTATCCTTGGTAAAGAACTCTTACAGTTTATTGAAACAAAAGAACCAACAAAAATTGTTAAGAAGAAACCTGCCACTACAGAGTTTGAAGAGTGGTGGAAAGTTTATCCAGGTACAGACACCTTCACACACAATGGAAAGAAGTTCTCAGGAAATAGAGGACTTAGACAGAATAAGGATGAGTGTAGGTTGAAATTTGACAAGATATTGCTGGAAGGAGAATATACAGCAGCAGATCTAATTGCAGCGCTTAAGTTTGATGTTGAGCAGAAGAAAGAGAACTCTGTAAAGCTGGGCACTAACAAGCTCACTTATATGCAGAACTCTCTCACCTATCTGAATCAGCGTAGCTATGAGCCATTTATTGAATTAATCAAAGAGGGTGCTAAGATTGATGAGGCACCTAAAATTGTAGGAGGTACAGACATATGAGTTTTGAACTACTAAGACATGAGGTTGAACTAGGCCTCACAGGACGTAATAATGGCATACCTATGGGTTTCAATAGGCTGAACAAGTATATTGGTATCCGTAAGGGTATATACTTTCTTGTGGGTGGTCTAACAGGTTCTGGTAAGACATCCTTCATAGATGATGCATTTGTTCTAAACCCTTTTGACTGGTATATCAGTCAGAAGACTCCAGGAGTGAAGCTACGCATCATATATCGTTCAATGGAGCGCTCTAGAACCTATAAGTTTGCCAAATGGGTAAGTAGGAGAATATTTTTGGACCATGGATTGGTTATGCCTGTAAGCAAACTATTAGGTTGGAATGAGAAAATGACCAGTGATGAGCATGATTTATTTCTGATGTATGAAGATTACATGAATCAGATGAATGATGTCATCACTATTATTGATGGTCCAGAGAATGCTATAGGTATTGCCAAAGAGTTAAAGGCGCATGCTTTGCAAAACGGACGTATTGAACAGGTGGATGAGTTTAATAAACGCTACATTCCTAATAATGAGAATGAGGTGACAATTGTTATTATTGATCACATAGGCTTATTGAAAACTACTAAAGATCAACCTACCAAGAAGGAGGCTATTGATAAGATGTCAGATGAGCTCAGATATGCTCGTGACTTTTATGGATATACACCCGTGGTGGTTAGTCAGTTCAATCGATCTATCTCCAACATTCAAAGAATAAAGAGTGGTGATGTAGAGCCTCAGCTGGAGGATTTTGCAGAATCAAGTTCTACACAGAACGATGCTGATGTTGTATTAGCACTATTTGATCCTATACGCTATAAAGTGGCAGACCCTAGTGGTTATGACCTAGAAAGGCTTAAGGATAACTTCGGTGCTAAGTATTTCAGAAGCTTGAGACTTATCAAGAATTCCTATGGGGAAGATGATGTAAGAATAGGCCTAGGGTTCTTAGGTCAAGTGGGTATGTTCAAAGAGCTGCCTAAACGTATGGATATGACAGATGCTGATTATGAAGCAGTATTGAACAAAAGTTTTTTCTTAAATAAATAACATGAACATTAAAGTATTTAGCACAACACCTAGTAAGAAGGATGTGTTTTGGCAGGTGGTGTTGCTACCAACCATTACAATTTTACGAAACACTGAATTAGACCAACCATACACTGTATTTAGTTTCGAGTGGTTATTCTGGTCAGTAACAATTATTAGAAATGACACTTAGAGATCAAAGACAGAAAGAGTTTGCTGATGTCTGGATTAATGCTGGTAAGTTTGGTATCCTGAATCTATGTCCCAGGTTTGGTAAGATTAGGACTACTATCAATATCATGAAGAAGCTCAAGCCTAAAGAGGTGTTGATTGCCTATCCAGATAACAAGATTAGAGATTCTTGGATAGCAGACTTTGAAGCTATGGGGTATGATGGAAGTAATGTTACATACACTACACATCTGTCCTTACATAAGCATCAGGATGTTGAATTTGATCTGGTGGTAATAGATGAGATACACTTACTGTCTGAAGCCCAGATTGAGGCATCTAAGGTGCTTATTGATAACAATGAGCACATCTTAGGACTTACAGGTACACTATCTAATTGGACAGAACGTACACTCTGTGATGAGCTTAGTCTATGTGTAGTGGCAACATACACAATAGAACAAGCTATTGAGGAGGGTGTAATAGTGGATTATGAAATCACGGTGGTAAGAGTTCCTCTAGATGATAAACAAAAGCATAACTATAAGGGTAAATGGCGCACTGAAAAAGCCCAGTTTGATGCATATGGTTGGGTGATTGGTAATCTAGAAAGACAAGATAAACCCACCATGTTTCTCAGGCTCGCAAGGATGCGTATCATCCAAAACAGTGTGGCTAAGCTCGAGATGACCAAACGTCTAATACAAAAGCATAAAGACGAGCGGATTCTAGTTTTCTGTGGTATAACTAAAATAGCTGATAGTTTAGGCATTCCTTCCTATCATAGCAAGAAGGAAGAGAAGCAAGTGTTTGAAGACTTTGCTTCAGGTAAGGGTAATCACATGGCTGTAGTAAAGATTGGTAACACTGGTGTTACATACAAACCACTCAATCGTGTGATTATCAACTACTTCGATAGTAATGCAGAGAATCTTGCTCAGAAGATCAATAGATGTATGGCTATGGAATATAACAATCCAGATAAGAAAGCCCAAATATACATCATTTCTTCTGATGAGGAAGTGGAAGCAAAATGGCTAAATAAAGCACTAGAATTCTTTGATAAAAGCAAAATAAAATTTGTTTAATTGATAAGAATTTTGTAATTTTATAGCTATTAAATCACAAAAAACAATTAAAGCACATGGCAAGTAAGCTCATTGGAATTGTGGGTCAAACTGGTACAGGTAAGTCTACCTCTATCAAACATCTAGACCCAAAAGAAACGTACATTATTAACGTAGCTAAAAAGGAATTACCATTCAAAGGCTCAGAGAAACTGTACAACAGAGAAAACAAGAATTACGCTGAGATTGATGACGCACCAACAATTACACAAAGGTTGCGTAAACTCTCAGATGATGCTCCTCACATCAAGAACATTGTTATTGAGGACAGTAATTACATCATGGGATTTAACATTGTAGCAAAGGCTACAGAAGTGGGCTACACCAAGTTTAGCTTGATGGCTAAAGAAATGGTGGACATGTTTAGAGAAGCTCGTAAGCTCCGTGATGACATCACAGTATTCTATCTTACACATCCTGAAACTATTGAAGATGGTGGTGATATTGTAGGATATAAGATTAAAACTGCTGGTAAGTTGATTGACAATCAAGTGTTATTAGAAGGACTAATGACTGTTTGTCTATACACTTATGTTGAAGAAAACAAAGATGGTACTGCTAGCTATCATTTAATCACTAACAGGTATAAGAAAATGCCTGCAAAGAGTCCTGATGGTATGTTTATAGATATCAAAATTCCTAATAATCTACAATTAGTAGTGGATACAGTAAAAGCGTATTATAATTAAATCACAAATAAAAACAAAGTACAATGATTCAAGGAGACAAAAGAGAAAGACAACAACAACAACCTGAAGTTAGTAAGAAAGTAGGTTTGTTTGAAGCTCGTGTAATTGCAATCAATCCAACAGCTGAAGAATTCAAAGATGTGTTGGATATTGACTTACCAGAAGAAAGTAAGGTTACTGAGTATTTGGGCACAAGCAGAGATGGTAATACGTTCTTGCGTATAGACATCTGGCTTGAAGAAGCTAAGAAGAAAGATAAGTTCAAGGTGACCTTCTTCTTAGAAGATAAGGAGCGTGAGAACAAAGATGGCAGTAAAAAGCAGTATATCAATAACATTGGTAAATGTGCTTGGGCTGATGATCCAAACAATCTAAGCGAATGGTTCGCAAAGCGTGACTATCGTGTAGCATTTGTAGGAGAAGAAGAACTGTATGAGTTCCTACGTACATGGTTAGGCGATTTGGATTATACCAAAGAATCAACTGTTCTACAATTAGAATGGAAGAAACTTATGAAGGGTAATCTGAAGGACCTGAAAGAGCAAGTAAATGGTGCATATTGTGTAAATGTTGCTGCTCTTGCCACTATCACTGTTAAGCAGAAAGATGGTGAGAACAAGGAGTATCAGAGCATCTATAACAAAGCATTCCTTCCTGCATACTATCTGAAGAACTTCCGTTTGATCAACTATAATGATCCAACTGTACAGAGTACTCTTCGCAATAAGAAGTCTAAGGACCTTAAGCCACATGAGCGCTTTGTAGTGAATGTTACAGGAGAATATGGTTGTAAAGACTATTATATCCTCCGTGATATTCAGGAGTATAACCCAGATGATAATCTAGTGGCATCTGACAAGGTGCTTACTAGCGATGGTGATGACTATTAATATCCATTCCCTCCAAATAGCCCTCATCAGTAAAATGGTGGGGGCTTTATTTTTAATTCTATGGTAACAATTCAAGTGAGTGTAGGCGAACTGGTAGATAAATATACCATCCTACAAATAAAAAGATCTAAGGTGTCTGATGACAAGCTTCAGAAGGTAGAGCATGAAATACAAGCACTTATTCAACAAGTGGGTCCTTTTCTTGCTATAGATTCAATATCTGTCCTATATGAGGATTTGTTAGGTGTAAATATGCAGCTTTGGAATGTAGAAGATGAGATTAGAAAGCTGGAAAAAGAGAAGAAGTTTGAAGACAAGTTTATAGAGCTTGCTAGAGCTGTGTACCATCTGAATGATGAGCGCTTCAATATCAAGAATAAGATAAATACACTAACTGATTCAGACATCCAAGAAGTAAAACAGTATATTGATTACAAATGATTACAGGTGAAAGAAAGGTGAGGCTCACTCCTCAAGCTATTCTTCAGAAGATATCAGAGTATGACATATTTAGGTTCTACATGCCAGACAAAACCTGGAAGATTAACCAGGCTACACTATCTCCATTCAGACAGGAGAACAATCCATCCTTTGTAATAGGCAATAAGAGGGGATTTTTATCATTTATAGATTTTGCAGACACTTCTAAACGTGGAGATTGCTTCACGTTTGTTAAGATGCTGTATAACCTAAGTACAATGGATGATGTCCTGAGGATGATAGATAGAGACTTTGGGCTGGGATTCCTACCCAATACAGGCACAGGTGAATATAAAGCTATCACTAAGGAGTATAAGCAACCTGATGAGATAGGTAAACGATATTCCCTTATTCAGGTGGTTACACGTAAGTTTACTAATGAAGAGCTGCAGTATTGGAATGAATATCACCAGAGTCTGGATGATCTAAGGGCTAACAATGTTTATGCAATCAAGAAACTCTATCTGAACAAACAGATATTTCCTCTAAAGGATACAGAGATTAGATTTGGCTATCTATATGATGGCCATTGGAAGATCTATCGTCCGTTTGCAGATAAGAAGAACAAATGGTTGCCTAACAATGTCCCTATTACAATGATGGATGGTAAGGAGGATATATCCAATTGCAAGATTGCTTTCATTAATAAGTCCAAGAAGGATTATATGGTGATGAAAAAAGCATTTCCCTGCTGTTGTGCTGTCCAGAATGAGGGCGTAGGTTGTTTCTCTGATGAGAATGTAGAGTTCCTAAAAGCTAACTCTGATAGACAGATACTGAGTTTTGATAGCGATGAGACTGGTGTACACAACTCTAAGCAGATTACAGAACTGTTTGGGTTTGAATACATAAATGTTCCACGTAAGTATCTATCTGAAGGAATTAAGGATTGGGCTGATTTAGTAAAAGCCCACGGTTATAAACCCGTGGAAGATTATTTAAGACAAAAAGATTTATTATGACAGAAAGTAAAACTTCGTATGTAGCAGCTAAGGACATTTTAATTAACGCACATGTCCCTGCAGAAACAAGAACTTACAAACCTATTAGCCATCAGCAGCTTATTGATCTCACCCTGGAAAGCATACACCAGGCTGGTTTTACACTAGACAAAGAGACATATAGCGCTGCTAGAGATGGTCAGGTGGCAAATGGTAGATACACTATTAGTAATGTAGCAGACAGTGAAATGCAACTACAAATTGGTTGGCAGAATAGCTATGACAAAAGCATGAGTGTTAAGTTTGCTATTGGCACAAGAATACTTGTTTGCTCAAATGGTTGTGTATCAGGTGATTATGGTGCTTTCAGAAGGAAGCATGTAGGTGAGGTGCAAACATTTACACCATCAGCTATTACAGAATACATCAAACAATCTGGTGAGGTGTTTACAAGAATTCAATCAGATCGTGAATCTATGAAGAATATAGAGGTTACTAAACGTGCAACAGCTGAGCTTATTGGTAGAATGATCATTGAGCAAGACATCATTGAGAGTACACAGCTTAATATTATTCGTAGAGAAATAGATAATCCATCATTTAATTATGGTGCTCCTGGTAGCATGTGGGAGTTGTATAATTACACTACATATGCTATGAAACAGATTCACCCTAGTAATTGGATGAATAACCACATCAAAGCGCATTCATTCTTTGTTAATGAAAGTGGTATTATGGTGAGCTCTATGAACAACGAGATTGTTGTAGAAGAGCCTTCATCACTTGTACAATTAGAAATGTTTTAATATGCAATGGGAAAAATTCAAAGATCAGTTTCATGAAAGCTGGCATGCTAAAGTGAGACCGTTTATAGAAAGTGAGCAGTGTGATAAGATCTATGAGTTTCTCAAAAAGGAAAGTAAGAGGGGTAAGAAGATTGCCCCTCTTTCTTCCAATGTTTTTAGAGCTTTTAGAGAAACATCACTGGACAATCTAAAGGTGGTGATGATGGGTATGTGCCCTTATCACACATCCATAGGAGGAGAATATGTAGCTGATGGTCTATTGATGGGTTGTAGCATTACAGGCAAATTACAGCCTTCTCTAGAGCAGTTTTACAAAGCTATAGAAAGAGAGCTGTATGAAGATGTTAAACATGAGAAAACTCCTGATGTTAGATATCTAGCTAGTCAGGGAGTGCTTATGCTTAACGCAGCGCTCACTACAGAAATCAATAAAGCAGGCTCACATATTGCTTTGTGGGAACCATTCACTAGATATCTGTTTGAGAATGTGCTTGATACAGCTGGTGTACCTATTATATTTCTAGGTAAGGATGCTGCTAAGTATGAGCGCTATGTTCCACCATTTACATGGTCCTTTGTTCTAAGTCACCCAGCTTCTGCAAGCTACAAGAATACAGATTGGGATACAGAGGGTGTATTTGGTAAGGTGAATAAGATTCTTAAGGATAATAATAATTACAAAATCTGGTGGTTGTACGAAGAACCACCGTTCTAAACCAACATTTATGGAAATCGATGTAACACAGTTACAGATGGGGGATGAGTTCCTCTACTCTGTACAGGGAGCTATTGCCAGAGCTAAGGTGATTAGGCCTGTAGAACCTAAGAAGGTACAACCTACGTATAGACAGAACAACAAAGTGTATTACAAATCGGTGAAATGTAAGGTGGCTATAGTAGAAAAATCTTAC